GAAGGATCACTGAGCCGCAAAGCGGAATTCATAACAAAGCACTGTTGCCTGAAACAGAATTCTTCTTTGGCTTGGCTTCCTGCACAGGTTGTCGAAACGGCATCCGGGGAAGCATTGAACCTTGAGGATTTCCGGGGATCATATTGTGTCGGCGGTATTGACCTATCACAGACACGGGATTTGACCGCTTGCACGGCGGTGATCGAGAAGGACGGAACACTGTTCGTGTTCGCGAAGTTTTTCCTTCCATCAGAAAAGATTGATGAGGCTACGGCAAGGGATGGCTTGCCGTATAACCTTTACATTCAGCGCGGATTGCTTCAGGCATCAGGCGATAATTTTATAGACTACCATGATTGCTTCAACTGGTTCACTCAACTGGTTGAGCAATATGAAATATTTCCCTTACAAGTTGGGTACGACAGATACTCTGCTCAATATTTAGTGCAGGATATGGAAGCATACGGATTCCATATGGATGATGTTTACCAAGGGGAAAACCTTTATTCCGTCATCCAAGAAACACAAGGATTACTGGAAGATGGAAGGCTGAAGATCGGCGACAACGATTTGTTAAAAGCCCATCTCTTGAACAGCGCGGTGAAGATGAGTACGGAAAGAGGGCGCGGCAAGTTGGTAAAGCTGAATCCGAACGCACACATTGATGGATGCGCGGCCCTTCTTGATGCAATGACCGTACGGGCAAAGTGGTATGGCGAGATCGGGGAACAGTTAAGGAATAGCTAATGGGACTGTTTGATTTAATTCTGGGAAAGAGACCAGAGCCAAAAGGAAAATACGAGGGGACATTTAAATTACTGGATGGATACAGACCTGCGTTCACAAAGTGGGGCGGTGAACTGTATGAATCAGAACTTGTCCGTGCGGCGATCAATGCGAGGGCGACACACATTTCCAAGCTTGATATTGCGATTAATGGCGCGGCGCGACCTGCACTGCAAAGGAAATTAAAAGCCGCTCCGAACGAGTTTCAAACATGGTCGCAATTCCTTTACAGGTTAAGCACAATCCTTGATGTTCACAACACATCCTTTATCTGCCCCGTATACGATGAATTCGGTGAACCATCTGGGATTTATGCACCACTGCCGAATAAATGCGAGGTGGTGCAATATGGCGGTGTTCCCTATCTCCGATATGAATTCCACTGGGGAGAACGTGCGGCGATTGAACTTGAGTATTGCGGCATCATGACAAAGATGCAGTACAAGTCCGATCTGTTCGGTGAAAGCAATCATGCCTTATTCCCTACGATGGATTTGATTCACGTACAGAACCAAGGCATTGAGGAAGGAGTGAAATCTGCGGCTTCCTATAGGTTCATGGCGCGGCTGAACAACTTTGCGAAGGGTGACGACATCGCCAGAGAACGGAAGAGGTTCAGCGAAGAGAATTTCAGCCGGGAAGCCGAAGGCGGCGGCTTGCTATTGTTCCCTAATACCTATGCCGACATTCGGCAGATCGAAGCGAAGCCATTCATTATTGATGCGGATCAGGTAAAGGCGATTAAGGACAATGTTTACTCCTATTTCGGAGTAAACGAGAAAGTCCTTACCAACGAATATGATGATAAAGTCTGGTCAGCGTTTTACGAAGGCGCAATTGAACCGTTTGCAATCCAGTTCTCAGAAGTGATGACAAAGATGCTTTTCACGCTTCGGGAACAGGCGCAGGGAAACAGCGTGACAGCAACATCGAACAGGTTGCAGTATATGTCCAATGCGGACAAGCTGAACGTATCTGCACAGATGCTTGATCGCGGCATTATGTCGATAAATGATGTAAGGCAGATATGGAATCTTCCCCCGGTCGATGGCGGCGATGAACGCATCATCCGAGGTGAATATTACAACGCAAGTGATAAGGTGGGAGAGAATGAAGAAGGAAATACGAGCGTTTAATTTTGAGGTTCGCGCTGATCAGGACGAGGAACACGGACACTTCCTGACGGGGCAACCGATTGTATTTAATGAACGCACCAATCTTGGGTGGTATGACGAGATCATTGAACCCGGAGCACTGACGGACACCGATTTAAAGGATGTCCGTTTTTTGATTAACCACAATACAGATATGATTCCGCTTGCCCGGAGCCGTAACAACAATGCAAACAGCACAATGCAGATGGAAGTTACCGACAAGGGCATGAACATTCGTGTTGATCTTGATACAGAGAACAACACGGATGCACGGAGTTTATATAGTGCGGTCGAACGTGGCGACATTTCGGGAATGTCGTTTATGTTCGCCGTGCGCGATGACGCATGGGACGATATCAACACGGAGCATCCTACAAGGCACGTACGGGCGATTGAAAAGGTGTTTGAAGTTTCCGCTGTGACCTTCCCTGCGTATGACGCGACAAGTATTTCCGCAAGAGGTCTTGCCGATGCACTGGATAGTGCAAAAGCATCACTGGAGAGTGAGAGAGCCAAAGCGAAAGAGATTGAGCGCAAGAAACAGAAAATCCGCATTATGAGTGAGGTATAACCATGAAAGACTGGACTATCGAACAGCTTGAAGAGAGAAAGAACGCGATTGTCGCAGAACTGGATTCCCCGGAAGCTGACCTTGATGCCCTTGAAGAAGAAATGAGGGGCATCAATGCAGAACTTGAAGCAAGAAAGACTGCCGAAGCAAAGAAGGCAGAGATCAGGGCGAGTGTTGCCGCAGGAAACGGCACACCCATGAAGAAATTCGATGAGGAGAAAAACGATATGAACAACGAAACCAGAAAGGCAGAGATGATTGATGCTCTCGCCGAGTATATCAAGGGCCGTGCCACAGCAGAGCAGAGGGCAATGCTCCTGTCCACCAACGTTACAGGTGGCACTGTTAAAGTGTCCGACATTGTTGATGATTACATCTGGACTGATTGGGACAAGTCCCCGATCCTTTCCAGAGTCCGCAAGGTTTATGTACGTGGTAATTATTCCGTTGGTTATGAGGCATCCGCAACCGGCGCAGTGAAGCACACCGAGGGCGCGGCGGCTCCCACTGAGGAAACCCTTACCCTCGCATACATCCAGTTTATCGCGCAGTATTTCAAGAAGTGGATCAGAGTATCAGATACCGTCCTTGCCCTCAAGGGTCAGGCATTCATGGATTATCTGATGGATGAGTTCGGGCATCAGCTTGCAATGGCTCTTGAGAATGAGGTTGTTGCAGAGATCGAGGCATCTTCCCTTTCCGCGAAGGTTACCAATCCGCTTGATAACACTGCGGCAATGGCAGGTTTTGCGGCACTGTCCGATGAAGCAACAAACCCTGTTGTTATCATCAGCAAGGTGAACTATGCGGCTATCATGAACGAGAGAGCAACCACAGGCTCAAAGATCGAAGACCCGTTCAACGGCTTCGAAGTCCTGTTCAACAACACTGTTACAGGTATGCTTGTCGGTGATCTGGATGGTGTAATTGCCAACTTCCCGGAAGGTGAGGATTTCAGATTCATCGTTGATGAGAAGTCCCTTGCAGAGCAGGATTTAGTTAAGATTGTCGGCAAGGTCCTGTGCGCTATCCACCTTGTAAGACCTAACGGTTTTGCTGTGGTAACTGCGGCATGAGGATAACGATAATTAAGGACGCAATGATCACGATCCCGGCAGGGCAGACAGTCGAAGCAAAAGACGAGGATGCCAAGAGGGCAATTAAGATGGGTCTTGCGGAGCCTGTAAAGGAAAAGGCGAAGAAAGGGGCAGGGAAATAAATCCCTGCTCCTTTTGTGAGGTGCATTTATGGAAAACGCATCAATGCTGATTGCGGCGAAACTGTCATTAAGAATAACAACAAATGCGTTCGACCCGGAATTGCTTGATTTAATCGATGCGGCATTGCTCGACCTTGGAATTGCAGGGGTTACGGAGAAGGACACGAAGAATCCCTTGATCCGAAGAGCAGTTATCACTTATGTAAGAATGCACTTCGGACAGCCCGATGATTACGAGCGGTTGAAAGCATCTTATGATGAGCAAAAGGCGCAAATGTCGATGGCTACGGGGTACACGGAATGGACAGAAGCACAGTAATTAAACTGTTCAGGGAAGAAAATAAACTGAACGAATACGGTGTACCCGTGAAGGATGAAACGTGGCGCGAGGTCTTTTGTCAGGTCAATTCCGTGACAGCTTCGGAGTTTTTCGAAGGTGGGCGCAACGGGTTGAACCCGGAACTCAGATTCACGATGTTTGCAGGGGACTACGAGGGCGAAAGAACTGTCGGCTATAACGGTCAGAAGTATGCGATCTATCGCACGTTCGTGACCAGAAACGACACGATTGAACTTTACGCAGAACGGCAGGGCGGCACAAATGGCGATTGTTAATTCTGCAAAATTCAACTTCAGAGATGAAGTGATGACGGCACTTACACGATACAGTGCTTTAGCTTTTGACAGTGTGTATGAAGCGGTGGACGAAGTATCGAAAGAGTCCGTCAAGAGATTGAAGAAAGAATCGCCGAAGGGTGCATCAGGCAAATACGCGAAAGGGTGGACATATACCCCCGACAAGGGGCGGCTGAAGGTCGGTGCTACCATCCACGGAAAGGTCGTTGATACGTGGGCGACCGCTCATTTGCTTGAGCATGGTCACGTAAGCCGAAACGGAACAGGGCGAACATACGGAACTGTAAAAGAGATCGTCCACATCGCGCCCGTTGAAGAATGGGCTACGGGCGAACTTGAGGACAGGATAATCACGAAGCTTGCAGATAAAACCGCGACAACATGACATATCAAGAGATCAACAAATTAATTGAAAGCATAGGTCTTCCGTACGCATATTATCAATTCGAAGACAACACAAGCATTGCACCACCTTTCGTGGTGTTTTTTTATGATTATTCGGATGTGTATGCAGACGATTCGAACTATGCGGAAAAGGTAGTCCTCAACATTGAATTGTACACGGATTACAAAGACATTGAAAAGGAAAAGGCTGTCGAAAAAATCCTGAGGGATGCAGGGTTATCTTGGGACAAGGAATCCGCAAGAATCCCTTCCGAACGGATGTGGCAGACAGCATACACAACGGAGGTATATATAAATGCCGAAGAATAAGGTCAAATTCGGATTAAAGAATTGCTACTTTGCGAAGGCAACGATTGATCCAGAAACAAACACAGCGACCTACGCAACCCCGGTTGCATGGCCCGGTGCGGTTAATCTCTCCCTCGATCCTCAGGGCGATGTTGTCCGCTTTAGGGCAGACAATACGAACTACTGGGTGGGTCAGAGTAACAACGGTTACGAAGGCGATTTTGAGTCCGCAAAGACCCCTGAAGCCTTCCTGACCGAAATTCTCAATTATATCAAGGACGCAAACGGTGCTCTGATTGAATCTTCCGATCTGGAGTGTAACCCCTTTGCATTCCTTTTTGAGATTGACGGAGACAAGCACGCAACGAGGGGTGTTCTTTACAACTGCGTTGCAACTCGTCCCTCGGTCGCGTCTCAGACCACAGAGGAAAGCACAGAGCCTGTAACGGATACATCCACGCTGACAGCTTCCCCGATTTATAATGCGGCTCTCGGTAAGAATATTACCAAAGCATTTATTGATCAGGATGACGGTGGAACGGCTTACGAAAACTGGTTCACACAGGTTTATCAGCCTGTCGCTCCGACACCGTAACTTCACAGCACCGGGGGAAATGCTATGAACACACAGGAAATAAAAATTGACGGCAAATTTGTGCCGATGCGGTCAACAGGAATGGCACCGATCCGTTTTAAACAGGTATTCGGGGAAAACCCTTTTACGTTCATGAATCAAGAGCATGACGGCATCGAGATCACAGAATTTGTCGGCAAAATCGGCTACATCATGAAGAAATCCGCTGAAGGGAACGAGGGAATCAGCTACGAAGATTATTTGGAGTGGCTCGACTCCCTTTCTGCTTCAGCAATCGCTCTTGCGTCTGATGAAATCCTCGATCTTTGGTTAGGGTCACAGAAAACGCAGAGTATTGAAAAAAAAAGAGTAGGGCGACAGATCGCAAAATGACGGTTGGTCTTTATCTCCTGCGATGCTTACAGGCAGGGTTGCACATGGCTGATCTGGATGAAATCACGATGGGCGATGTGTACGATGTATTAATTGAGCAGGGCAACGATTCCTGCGAATATACACCATTGGCGGATCAGTCCGACATAGACGCATTTATAGGGCGATAAATGGCGAAAAGAATTGCAGGTATCACCATCGAGATTGGTGGTGATACCAAAAATCTTCAAAAATCATTAGGGGAAGTTGACAAGAAACTATCAGCGACACAAAACACGCTGAAGGATGTCAACAAACTACTCAAATTAGACCCCGGAAATACCGAACTCCTTGCACA